GACTAAACTGCACCAAACCAAGAAGAACCATGCTAAACTTAATCTGATATGTGGAGATGTCGTGATGAGTAATGAGGTGAAACCCGACTTAGATCGGTTGGTCTCGGTCTATATAAAGATAAGAGACAAGAAGTTAGAGCTACAAGCCGCTCTAAAAGAACAAGAAGAAGAGCTTGTACTGAAGATGAAAGCCATAGAAATCAAACTCTTGGAGCACTGTAAAGATAACGGTGTCGAATCTGTCCGTACGGAAAACGGTACGTTCTATCGATCTACCAAGTCTAAATACTGGACTTCCGATTGGGAGGCTATGGGCAAATTTATTCTTGAGAATGAAGTACCAGAACTTCTTGAGAAAAGAATCCATCAAGGAAACATGAAGCAATTCCTTGAGGACAACCCCGAAAAGCTCCCACAGGGGTTAAATTGTGAGAGCGAATACACTGTAACTGTACGGAGGAAGAAATGAGTGAAAGTTATGTTCCAATTGAGGAACTAGCTAAATATCTTTCGGTCAAAATCCCTACTATCCGTGATTGGGTCAGTAAAGGATACATACCAAAAGACACCTATATAAAGGTAGCTAACACGTACCGTTTCAGTATTCCTGATGTGGTAACGGCCTTGAAGCAAGAAGCACCTGAACCTGTATATGACAACCAAAACGAACCTGTTCAACTTGAACTGGATTTCAGCGATGAGGAAGATGTATGAGCGATTTAGCTTTATTTGAAAATATGCCTGACGAGTACAAACAACTTCTCGGGCAACTCCAACCTGACACCAATGCCTCTGGACGTGGCTCTTCTGCGGGTGGTATTAACCGACTCAGCATTCGTGGTGGTGTTTTCCGTAAAGTAGTCAACGGTCAAGAGGTAGGAGAACTGGAACAACGTGCGATAAGCGTAGTTATCGTGAAGACAGCCCCAATCTCACGTATGTATTTTGCGGGACAATACCAAGTTGGGGTAACTAATCCCCCTACATGTTGGTCTGGAGATACGCAAACTGGCCGTCCATCACAAGATGTTGTGTCTAGTGATCGTCAGTCAGAGACGTGTTTTGACTGCCCACAAAACATTAAAGGTTCTGGTATGGGTGAAGGGCGTGCGTGCCGATACTCTCAGCGTGTTGCGGTACTGCTTGCTGACGCTGACGGTAAGGTTGTGTCTGATGATGTCTATCAGCTTTCACTGCCCGCTACCAGCGTGTTCGGTGACAACAAAAACAAGATGGGTCTACAGACTTATGCCCGTTTGTTGGACTCACAAAAAGCTCCACTAGCTTCTTTACTTACTGAACTACGTTTTGATACAGACTCTTCCACACCCAAACTGTGTTTCAAACCAATACGTGTGTTGGAACAGGATGAACTTAAAATAGCTGTAGCGTTGCAACAATCAAAAGATACAGAAAAACTTATTGCGCTCAGTGTAAAACCGAAGGAAGATGTAGCAGATGCTCCTGCCCTACCTAAGATAGAAATGCCGAAGGTAGAAGCGGTAGCAGAACAAGCGGTAGCAGAAGAAGAGGTCGAAGAACCAAAGGTTAAGGTGTCTAAAAAGAAAAAAGCAGAGACACCGGCTGATGTCGATCTTGCAAGTTTGCTAGATGAATTTGATGACTAAAAACAATGGGGCACTACGGTGCCCCTCTTACTCTGATGTGGAAATCTTATGGAAACCAAAGAGTTTCTTAGTACCGTTGCCGGAAGCGAAGGTTACTATTGCATAGTAGGAATAAAAAACGGTAAGACCATACAAAAATTCTATAACTCAGTTGATGCTGCGGCAGATGCGGCGCATCAATTCGATGCTGAAGGATACGATGCTTACTATACTCCGGCTACGTATGCCGAAGATGTAAATCGTAAGGCTGAAAACGTCTTACAGATGAAGGCGTTGTTTTTAGATTTAGACTGTGGCGCGGATAAACCCTACCAAACACAGCGTGATGCACTGATTGCATTACAAGAATTCAAGAACGAGTATAACTTACCTACATGGACAGCCGTGGTCAATTCAGGCCGTGGCCTGCATGTTTACTGGATTCTTACACGTACGTATTCCAGAGAGGAATGGCTACCGGTAGCGGAGAGGCTAAAGACAGCCTGTACTGAATTCGGCTTAGAAGCTGATCCGGTAGTGACTGCGGATGCAGCACGTATCTTGCGCGTACCAAATACACACAACTTTAAGGATGACCCAGCGCGTGACGTTAAGGTCGTTCAGATGAAACAAGATTTCATAGAGTTGGATGTGTTTGCGTCTAAACTCCCAGAAAGAGCGTCACCAGTTACCAGCGCAAGAGAGTATACAGACCAAGATGCTAAGGACATGGCCCGCGCAGTTGGTCAAAGTAAATACACAACCAAGTTTTCTAAACTTCTGATTGCTACGTCATCAGGTAAAGGTTGTGGGCAAGTTAACCGCGCAATCATGCAGCCCAACGATCTGTCGTACTCCGATTGGCTCCATGTACTGTCTATTGCCAAGCATTGCGAGGAAGACGGGGCACAGGCAATTCACCTGATCTCAAGTCGGTATGACGGCTACTCTGCCGATGAAACCGAGAAGGTAGTTGCACCGATTGAATATCCGCATCTGTGTTCTACGTTTGAATCCGATAACCCATCAGGGTGTGAAGGTTGCCCACACAAGGGCAAGATCAAGTCTCCTATCAGTCTGTGCAGAGAAGTGCGCATGGCTGAATCCAATGAGGTAGAGGTACAAGTCTTTGAGGAGCAGGAGGTAATAATGGAGGGGGAGGAAGAAGCCCCAACTCCTACGCCTAGCACCGTGAAGATGACTATACCCCAGTACCCGTTCCCTTATAAGCGTGGGATTAACGGAGGTGTGTATCTCGAAAAGAAGGATCAAGATGGAAACGTAGAACAGATAGAGGTGTATAACAGAGACTTCTACGTTACGAAGAGACTGCGTGATCCGATAGATGGGCCATCGTTTGAGTTTAAGCACCATACCGACAGGGAAGGGGTACAGACATTTGTGCTGCCCATGACTAAGCTGACTTCTAAGGACGAGTTTAGAAAGGCTATGGGGCTAAACGACATTTTTATCCTTCCTAAACAAGCGGAGTTAATTATGGTCTACATCGGTAGATGGATTGAGCAGTTAAAACAAACTCAGGATATGGTTGAGGTGTACACACAGTTTGGTTGGACTGAAGATAAGAAGTCGTTCATCTTGGGCGACAGAGAGATATTTGCTGACCGTATAGAGTACACCACCCCCAGTAGTCGTACCGCACAGTATATACCGATGTTCCAAAAGAAAGGCACACTAGACGGTTGGAAGAAGGTAACAGAGTTCTACAATCGGCCTGACTTTGAAGAGCACCAGTTTATGTTTGGGCTAACTTTTGGGTCTCCTCTTATGGAGTTTATTCCCAATATATCCGGTGCTATCTACCATTTGATGAGTAAAGAAACCGGCTATGGAAAAACCACAGGCATGTTTGGTGGGGCTTCAGTATGGGGGCACCACAAGAAACTTGTACTTAAAGGTAAAGATACCGGCAACTCAGGCTGGAACCGTGCAGAGATATGGAAGAACCTCCCGCTATATATAGATGAGATTACCAACTACAAACCAGATGCCGCTAGTGAGTTTTGTTATGCCGCAACAGACGGCGAACAGAAAAACCGGATGAACAATCAGGGGCAGAACTCTGAAAGATACCGTGGTAGAGAATGGTCGTTTATCGTAGCTACTACGGGTAACACCAGTTTGCATGAGATTTTATCTGCTAACCGAGAACACTCTGAAGGTGAGGTAGGTAGAGCCTTGGAAGCTATGGCTACCAAGAAGTTGTTTTCAGAGGAAGACACTGCATTAGCTAACACACTACAGGAAGATTTGGCTAACAACTACGGACATGCAGGTGAACCGTATATACAACACATCATTAAAAACCTAGAGGCGACAGAAAAACTTGTTTTAAGTACAAGAGACGCAATGATAAAAGCAGCAAACCTAGATTCTCAACACAGGTATTGGGTTGCGGAATGTGCTTGTACGTATGCGGGCGTAATGATTGCCAAAAAACTTGGCTTGTTAGATTGGGATTTAGACGCGTTTTACGCTTGGATTATTAAGAAATTAAAGTTGGCTAGAGAAAATATGCAAAGCATGACCATAGATATACATAACCTTATCGCCGATTACATTGCGGATAACCCACGAGGCATTCTACGTGTGAAGAGTACCGACGATGCGAGGACTACTGATCCGGAGAAAGAGAATTTGATTATGCCGGATGCAACGCCACTATACCGTTGGGTTGGAAGGCACGAGTACGATATCCATAAACTATATTTGCGCCCCGCACCGTTCAAAGAATGGTGTATGAAACGAGGGCATGTGTATGCTTCGGTACGGGAACTGATAAAACTACAGCTAAAAGGTAGAGTTACCAAGATGCGTTTAGGGAAAGGTACCAAACTCGACCTACCATATCAGTCAGTGATCGAATTATCTTGGGCAGATGAGGTTAGCAATGACGAGGATAATGCTGACTGATATATCACCTGACGGTGTACGTATCGTTGTAGATTGGGATAAATTTAAGCCGGGGTCTTCGGTATTCATACCTTGCATAAACACGGCTAAAGCTATCGAACACTTAACAAAAGCCACCCGGATAACTAAGAAAGATATAGAGCAACGTGTTCGTGTAGAGGACGGTAAGTATGGCGTTCGGGTTTGGCGGCTAAAGTAACTGTGGTACCATAGCCGCGC